CTTAATTAAGTGTGAACTTACGCTCCGGGAGAACCAAAGACACATCTTGGATCCGAAAATCCAAATGAGTATCTTTCTCTTGCCTTGTAACGTACATTTCCTGTATCGAAGTCAGCTTCCATTGAAGTCCTGATAGGCGACCTTTCGAACATTTTAAATCCGTTGGGTGCATCAGTCTTAATGAAAAACGCGTCGGTGTCAGTTAAGTAGTGATTAACCACGTAACCTTCAGGAAGCATGCCCATATTTCTGATAGCGTTTATATCGTTATCAGAAGAACCTACTCTTCCTGGTGACTCAAGCAATCTATCAGCTGTGAATTGTAGCTCTTTAGGGATAATTAACTTAGTCCCTTGTACTGCTACTTTTAATCCACGTTCATCTACGAACGCCGCAATATCAATCAATGCTTGCTCGAGAGAAGTTTCGTTTAGGTCAGCTGAAGTAGAGAGTTCGTTGCTTAAAGATCCACCACTAATTGTAGGGTGGTCTGTAGCGCAAAGCTCTGTACCGTCACCGCCAGCGAAATTACTATCGAAGGCATTGTTTAAAACTGAGGCAGCTTTAATTTGCTTGGTTGTTGACATACTTCTAGCAAGCGCTCTTGTATATCTTGCAGACAGTCTGTCATACAAGTTATCTTCGATTGCTTCTTCGGTAATGCTGAACGCTAGCGCAACTGTTTCGTGACTGTAACGAGCAGTGAACGACTCTTGAGCTGTATCAAAAGCCACTCCTGATCCTTCAGACTTAACAGGTGCGACATCGAATCCAGATAACATCACTTCTTCTTCAAAAGCACGATCTGAGGCTTCCGTGTCGAAAATTTCGGCATGTTCATTCTCATATCTGTCGTACTCAAGACCAAAAAGTGCGTTTAGTCCGGGTTCAAGTTCTTTAACTAATTGTGCTCTAGATATAGCCATTATTAGGTACCTGTAATTGGACCTCTGTAGGCGTGCTCGTTTATCATGACTACCATGTTAGCGTGCGTGCCTGCGACAAGTCCATTCTTGTCATCGTCTGCGAAACCTACAACCTTCAATTGAAGGCCTTGGGTTGTTGCGAGAGTGCTTACGTCAAGTTCTCTGGAAGACAGACCGGTAGTTGTACTACCAGAAGTTCCTACTGAATCTGCATTTCTACCAACGGCTGCTTGAGTAGTTGCAGTAGCGGTATCGCCCTGAACTAAAAACAACATGTTGGGATCGTCATAAATGTATACTTCAATATCACCTGAACTAGCAGTTGTGCTAGCTACATAGTGATTTTTGTATACAGGACCATCAGCAGATTGGTGAAACGCACCATTAAATACACCAACGATATTAGCATCGCTAACACCAGCTTGTTCAATGTAACCACCGTTAAACTTCACTAAATCACCTTGAAAGATGGTAGTTCCGTATCCTGATGGATTGATTAAGTATTTACGGGCTTGTGGTATAGCATTTGAAGGTGCAAAACCTTGATAAGGTCTTAAACCAAATGCTGCATCTGTGTTTGCCATTGTAACTTTTCCATATTAACAAATTAAAATTAAGAAACAAATTTGATTTTACTCGCTTCTGTTTCCGCCAAATGTTACGCGTGTCTGCCTACTTTTATTGATAGGCATGGCTGGATTTTCTTCCTTAAGCAAATCATTATCTACTGATAACATTTGATCTCGGGTCTTTGCGTTGAAGTATTCACTTCTTTCATCCACGGTTTCGCGTGGTATTCTGCAAAGAACTAATCCGCCAACACCAATAACTCCATTGTATTTGCCGCTTTCAAGGCTAGGGTACTCAAAGTCAGGGTATTCATCGGCTCGAACTGGTTCCCACCCCTCACGGAGTCGGGCACTCATGTTCTTGCGGTCATCATAACCTCTTACTTCAGTTCTAACCCATCTGTGGACATATCCTTCAGGTGGTTTCGGTGCATCCAAAGCGGATGGTGGAGCCCATGGTTTCCTTTGAGAAGTTTTCTCTCGGGTTTGAGCTTCGCGTGGTTGACGAGTTTCGTCAGTTTTTTTGTTAGCCATTATATGTTTCCTCCACGTTTATTTAACATACTTCGCGTATTCTTCAAGTGGCACACCAAGTTTTTTAGCAATTGCGACCTGCGAAGGTGTGAGTTTCACAGATTTGCTGCGTCCAGTTTTTGCACTGCGTTTAGCAGAAGCAACCGTTTGAACGGTTCGGGTTTTCGGCGAAGAGTCCTCATCAAATTTATGAGGAAACTCGTTTCTAATCCTTTTATCAATTTCAGTATAGTACTCATTCGCCGTAGGATCAAATCCTTCGTCTACTAATTCTTGATGAATTGCAAAAGAAGTCATTGTCATACCACGATCTTGACCAAACCATGAGTTTTCCTCGGCCCAAGTTTGAGCTTTTGGATCAGGGTCTGCGTACTGAACTGGTTGTTCCGTTGAAGATTG